TCGCCGGGACGATGTCCTGAACCGGGATTGTTTATTTTTAGATTCGTTACTGATCTATAAACTTCGGCTCGAGTGTTGAGATCGTCAGCGACAGTGATGACGCTGCCATCGTTAAACTCTCCAGCAATCGTACCTCTTGCAAGTATCAGTTCGAATATGATGCCGTCGGAGTATACACGTCGTTCAACTTTTGATACGACCGCCTCCGCGAATCTATCAACCTGAATAATTCTCTTGCCGCCAAAGTCCTCGCCATTACCCGATATAACCGAAATACGAATTTTATCTTCGGTAACGAATCGACCGTCAGACGGAATGAGTACTTGTTCGAACGGAAGACGTATCTGTACAGGATCGTTCAAAAAGAGACGAAAGAAAAGTTTAAGACCTTCTTCGGTACCCTTTGCTCGCCAGAGATCGGAGATGCGATCATAAAATAGTTGAGGATCTGCCTCGTAGTCACGAGGAACGAACAGACCAATCTCTCGTTCGATACGACGAAGAAACTCTTGATCCTGCAGACGTATATCTCTTTGATTCTGCAGAGTATTCTGATAATAACCCGAGAGATTCGACTCTTCAAGATACGCGAGATATGCACGTAAAAACGCAATCAGATCAGGAAAGTTGGCCTGAATATGACTCGGAACAAACGAGTCAATGATCGAGTCTACGTGTGGCGCAAGACTTGATCTGTTCTCGTTGTTATTATAGGTCGGCATTCTTCGGTGCTACCTCGTAGGTATCTCCCGCGTACTCGGCGCCGGTCGCAAACGTGTCGACCGATCCCTCGATTCTAAACTCGGGACAACCACAATCGATCGTAAGAATCGTATTTCTTTTTCCGAACACATTGAACGAGTTTGGAATGCATTCGACCATGACTTGTGTTCCTTCAAATCTTTCTGGTTGAAAGTTTACAAGTGTAATTTTACTTCCGTCGATCGTACCCGCATTATCCACGACGACCTGTGGACTCTCGGCGCTACCTCTTATGATCTGAACTCTTCGTGTATTATCGTTGTTCAAAACATCGGTGAATCGACAATTATCAAGACCATTCACCGTGAACTCAGTCGACTTAACGATGACCGGTCGAGTACCAAAACTCTTGAAAAGATCAACAGAGAACTCAAGTTCATAAGTCCGTGCGACATTCAGTCGTGGCACGAATCGTTTCTGCACAAACACTCGAGAGAACGAGTTCAGAACCGCAGAATCGGCGTTATCGATAACCGACAGAAGTTGCGAGTATCTGAGAACACGATCAAACTTTCTGAGTTGTTCGTCGTCAAACGTCTCGATCGCAGTTCTCACCTTGTTTTCAAGTTGAGTCTTGGTGAGATTTGTAAGAGACGGGTCGAACTTAAAGAAGACCTCAAGAGTGATAAAGAGAAACTCGGGGTTACGACGAATCGACTCGGTTGATTCTTTTTCGTCACCACCGTTCGCACTCTGATTCACGGTGATCGAAAGATCGGTGTTTCCCTCGATCGCATCGATAGATGAGAAGACCGATGCACCGTTTGCGGCCGCTTTCTTTGTGACAAGATATTCGACTTGAATCAAGTTACCGTTCTCAAGTGCGGTACCAATGACACCGTCACCAAAGGATATCTCAAAGAGACCATCGGGATTCTCTGCGAGAAAATATACGTTTGAGTCTGCCTTGACATCGACCAATTCTTTGACCTCGTTGAATGTCGTCGATGTCGATGATGTTCGTGAATCAAAGACCTCTACACGAAGTGCTGATGTGTCGACATCGGCATCGGGAATAACAAACTTCTCACTCGACTCTATGTCAAAGTCAAACTCAATAGTCTTAAAGTTACCTTGAAGAATCTTTACGTCTGAAAAACTCGCCGTCTCTGTATTGTAGTCGCGATCGGTAACAAAATTAAACGTTTCGTTATCGATCTTAGCCTTAAACCGATGACCGCGTGGAAGAGTAAGATCCGTGCTAGAAGGATTGTTGACCGTAATGTCAAGAAATGCGATCGCCGCAGCCGATGATCTTGGTGTGAATCCAAGTTGACGAGCGTGTCCTACGATCGAACCACGAAACTGAGCGGTGTCAAGAAATGTCTCGTTGATACCAAGATTAGCATTGACCGCATTATAGTGAGTGACGTATGACAGAAGATCAACGATTGTAGAAATCGCAGAACCCTCAAAGTCGTAGTCCTGCAGAGTATCCTGAGATCTAAGAAACGTTTTAAGATTCTCTCGAATCTCACGAAAGTCAAGTTCGGATACGTTAAGTCGATTTTCTTCTCTGCTCATCTTAGTCTCTCAACGACAAAGTCGACACTTGTTGAAACCTCTCTTGGAGAGATAATGTCGAACTCTAGTGTTATTCTTAACGAGTTGTTGTCGGGTCTTGCATTGACCAGCACGTTTGTGACTCTGACTCTTGGTTCAAAGTTTTCAAGGGCGGAACGAATCTGTTCTTCTACCAGACTAGCAGTCACGTTATCAAAGTTCTCAAAGAGATAGTCACGAATGTTTGCACCAAAGAACGGCAGAAATGGTCGCTCACCCCTATTCGTTGACAGAATATTAACAACGGACTGTTTTACTGCCTCCTCATCTTTTTTTAAAGCCAGTGCATTCGACACCGGAATCAAACGAAACGAAAAGTCAACGTCTGAGTAATCTACTGATCTAGCTTTAATTGATAGTTCGGCCATGTTTATATTTATACTCGTTATTCGGCTAATGCCGCTTCTTGAGCCGCACCAGGCCCGAGGACCGGCGGACTGATAGGCGGCACGAATCTCTAACAACTGAGCGATCGTTCCGGTAGGATTTGCGAGAGCCTCCTGTGACAAAAGATTAAAGAGATCTTCTTGCAGACGACGAGTCACAACACCGGGTTGATTTTGAATTGCATCGGCAAGTGTCTCAACCTCATTTGCAAAGTTCTTTACCGAATTGATTGCATTCTTACCCGATGTGACGGTCTCGCGAATCTGATCCTGAGTCTCGGATATCTGATTTACGATTCCCGATTCGCCGCAAAGAGAGTCAAAGATAGAAGCCATATTACTTATCCACCCGCATTCACATTTGGTGAACCAGAAGTCATTGCACCCGCATCAGCAGAATCGCCGACTCGTCCAACGGGTTTCCCTTCAATAAAAACAGTCGATGATCCGGCATTGAGGTTTGCGACGTGAGGTGCACACGGCGGATCTGGCGGAAACGGATGTGACACAGTTGGTGCTCCTACGACAGCGGCAAGGATTCCATTCACATATACCGAACCCTGATTGGCTCCTCCAAGTGTTGTACTCCCAACACAACCATGACCTGTCGAGAGTGGATCATCTATTCGAACTACTGGCGGCGGTGATGACATTTATTATTCCTATGATGGTGGATTTAAGTCAATCTGAGGACCATCAATTGTAACATTGCCACCGGCATTAATATCAAGTGTTGATCCGATCTGAGTATTTTGTAGACCACCGATGGTCTCAAGAAGATCCGAATCTGTATCAAACTCTATGTTTGCGACCGACTCGAGTCGATGCTTACCTTCTGTCGTTGGAACCGATCTTGTGCTCACGGTTGCCACGAACGAATTGATGATAATTACCGTCAACCTCGAGAGTATAGTCGCCCTGAACGAGTTGGCGCATGTTGCCTTCGACAGTCAGATTCAGATCACCCTGTACATACATGTTATGATCTTTCAGAGTAATCGAGTATCCTTCTCCTACGATCTTAACCGTTGTCGTACCATCATCAAGAATCTCACGATACGAACCCGATTGATGCATCTCTGTGATGCGACTGTTATCTGGTGTCGAGTCGTACTCTTCCACCTGGCCCGCCTCAAACTCGCGTACGGAGTTAAAGGGATACTTAGAGTCCTGATCTCCTCGAAGATCCGGTTCGTCGAATAAAGATCGTTGATATTCTTGGTCGGGCACCGTTGATGATACCGTTGGCATTTCAAACTTGCGAGCTCGAGGAATCTCAGTGACGCGATTCTCACCTCTGACATCATATGTTGGATGTTCGAGAAATCTCTCTTCATCGGTAATCAAAGAGAGTTCAGAATCGCCGGTCCATCGTGGAAAGACACCAAAGGGATCTGAAAAACCTTCACTGTAATTAGGAGACTCACTGCGCGCCGATGATGGTATCGAACCAAGAATTAATGGATCTTGCATGTTCTGATCAAGAAACATGACAATAACCCATGTGCCTTCGACAAGTTGTGAGAGAGTGGGGCCTGCTGTGGATACATTAGGCGGTTGCATCACGGTCGCAAACGGAAGGTCTGCGATCTGAATATCAGACTTACGATCCGGAGAGTGCAGACCAAGGATACGAACGCGCACTCGCCCTAACTTTTCAGGATCATTGCGGTCCTCTACGACACCAATATGTAAATTCGTACCCAACATAATACTATCTCACTGGCGGAAGAATCGATTTTCGAACGACCGGTTCGGTATCAAAATCGGGTTCTTCACCACTCTCTTTAAGTTCTGCTTCCTCGCCGATACCGTCTCGTATCAGTTCAATCGACATTGTGTATTCGTCACGTTTCAGATTGTGATGAATTGCTGATATTATATATTTACCAGAATTAACCTTATCTGTCGT